ACAATTTCCCGCCCGTTCGCTCGCTACTCTTGAAGTTTGCCACCTATGTTGCTGGCCGCTTGAGCTACCAAGCGCGCACGGGCGACAGGGAAGTTGATGAGCAAGTGGAACGCTACTGGCGCAACTGGTGCCGCAGTTGTGATTTCCTTCGCAAGCATGATTTCGTGACACTCTTGCAGCTTGCAGTGCTTGCGATCCTTCGCGATGGCGATTGCGGGTTCATCATCGTTCGCGACAAGGGCGAGCTAAAATTGCAGGCCGTCGAAGCTGATCGCATTGGTTCGCCTTACAACCGCTTGATTGATTCGGATACCTACATCGGCGGTATCAATCTTGACGAATATGGCCGACCTTCCAGCTACCAGATATTCGTTCGCACGATCAACAATCAATACGTTTCGCCTACCGATATCCCCGCCGCCGAGTTCATCCACTTGTTCGACGCTACCCGCCTTGATGAATACCGTGGCCGCTCGGCCTTCGCAACCGCGCTCAATGCGGCTCGCGACTTGCAGGAAGCTCTGAAGGCCGAAATCCAAGCGATCAAGTATGCTTCATATCAAACTGGCGTAATCGTGACGGAGAATGGCAGCGCCGATGCCGCCGACTACTTCGCCACCAGCAACCAGAACGATCTCGGCCAGACTGAAAAACTCTCCAACATCGATCCCGGTGCGATCAACTATCTCTCTCCCGGCGAGAAAATGGAGATGTTCAAAAGCGATCGCCCAGGCGGAGCGTTCGGCGAGTTCGTGCGTCTCGTTCAATCTCACATTTGTATGTCGGTTGGATTGCCCTACGGCTTCGCATTCGACGCCGACAAGAGCGGCCCGATGGCTCGCATGGAAGCCGCGATGGCAGAGCGCACCTTTGCGCGTTGGCGCAGGCTTTTGGAATCGCAGCTTCTTGAGCGCATCAAGAACATCGTGCTTCTTGATGCCCAATCTCGCGGCCTGCTTCCCGAGAGCGAATATCTACTTGATGGCCGCTGGTGCTGGCCTGCCAAGGTTTCGATCGATTATGGCCGCGAAGCCAACGCCGACATCGCGCTCTGGAAGGCTGGGCTGAAAACCGCAGGGCAAATCTACAGCGAGATGGGCGAAGACTACGAAGAAGCGTTTCGCGCTAGGGCGAAGGAAGCGGCGATGATTGTTGATCTTGCTGGCGAAATGGATATTCCCGCGCAATACATTTCGGACTCTGTTCCAATGCCGAAGCGTGATGAAGCGCAGCCCGCAGATGCGCCTGATGCGGTTACGGCTCCCGAAATTGTCGCACCCGAAATTGTCGCATCCGAGCCGCAAGTCGAGACATCCGAATTCCAAGCCGATCAACACAAGCCCACCAAGGGCATGATCGAAGAAGCCAAGCGCGGATTGGAATGGCGGCGTGAATACGGGCGCGGCGGAACCAATATCGGCGTGGCTCGCGCGCGCAATATCGCCAATGGCGACAATCTTTCAGACGATACGGTGAAAAGAATGCACTCGTATTTTTCACGCCACGAAGTCGATAAGAAAGGCAAAGGCTTTTCTCCGGGCGAAGATGGCTTTCCATCCGCAGGCCGCATCGCTTGGGCCTTGTGGGGTGGGGATGCTGGGCAGACTTGGGCGGCGGCGAAGGTTGAGCAGATCAACCGCAACAAAAAGCTGGAGCGCAAAACCAAAACCAGCGCCGATGTAAAGCGCAACGAACACGGGCAGATAATCAACCTTGAGAAGAAGGTTGAGCTTGTGATGCCGACGCCCGAAGCAAGGGAAGAGCAAGAAGATTTTTACGATCGCTGTATGGCCGATGATACTATGAATGCAGAATATCCAGACTCAAAACAACGCTTCGCGGTGTGCCGCGTGCAATGGGAAGGGGCATCCAAATGATCGCGCAAGGCATCGCACTCGAAGCCAAACGGCAATTTTTGGTTGGCATGCACCAACCGACAGACACATACAAAATCGCGCTGTATAGCTCCCGCGCACAAGTCGGGCCAGCAACGAAGCATTACACGCCAGAAGGCGAAGTGGCAGGTTCTGGCTATGATCGCGGCGGGTATGTGCTTGCAGGATTCAAGAGCGGCATGGCGGGCGCGAATGCGTTCGTCACCTTCGATGATCTCAAGATTGATCGCGCCACCTTCACGGCGCACGGGGCGCTGATCTACAATGCCAGCAAAGAAAATGCCGTGCTTTGCACGCTGAACTTCGGCGCGGATCGGCCTGTGTTCGATGGCGCTTTTGAGTTAAAATTTCCCACGCCCACAGAAAAAAACGCTTTGATTCTTCTTGCTTAAAAATATGAACACGACAAATCCCATCACCATCGACGGCAAAACATTTGACCGCTACTCCCTCAACCTCGCCATCACCGGCAGCTACAAACCCAACGGCACGCCAGACGCCTCCATCGCCATGCGCCTCGTCCCCACGCGCCTCGTCCCCGCAAGTGACGAAGCCCCCGCCTCGGTCGAAACCGCCGACTCCGCCGCCATCGGCCTGCTTCGCGGCCACCTCTCCGAAGTCGCCGACCCCGCCGAGCAAGCCGCCGTCGCCGCGATCCAGACCGCCCTGCAAACCCTTTTGATCGCGAAAGGACTCTAAGCCATGGCCCTCATCACCTCCGCAGCCAGCGGCAATTTCAACGCAGGCGCGACATGGACAGGCGGCATCGTCCCCGGCGTCGGAGACGAAGCCCGCGCCAGCACAGGGCACACGATCACCATCACCGCCAATGTCACCTGCGATGAAGTTTCCAACGCAGGAACGGGCATTTTTACCTTGAACGATGGCGTCACGCTCACCGCCAATGTCACCAACAAATCCACCACGAATTCCAGAAGTTGCGTTCAGTTTACCGCAGCAGCCCCAGCCACAGCAAGCATTGTAGGTAATTGCACGGCTGGTCCTGCGTCGATTTCAAACGCAGTCATCCATTCTTCAACGGGAACCTTAAATGTAACGGGAAATTTATTTGCCGGGGCGCTTTTAAACAATTATGCCGCAATATCATTTACAGGGTCGGGAATTCTTAATGTCACAGGAAATATTACGGGTGGCGCTGGATCGACATCAATAGGTCTTTATCAAACCGGAAACGGAACCTTAAACATAACAGGAAATTGCACAGGCGGAGCGGGCATCGCTGCCACAGGTCTTCGAGTTGATGGAGCAGCAGCAACAGTGACGGTGATTGGAATTGCAACAGGAGGCGCGGGGGGATCACAAAGTGCAGGAATTCAAAATTCAAACACAGCAACGATCATTGCTCAAAGGGCGGTTGGAAATGAATATGGGCCGGGAAATACAAGCGGTTTTGTCGGATCATCTCCAGGGGTTGCCTCAACTGGTGCGGGTGTGGTTGAAGTTACAGAAATTGTTTATGGGACTTATGGCGCAAGTCCAACAAATGGCTCAGGCATCCGCCTCAAAAAGCTCTCCAGCAATGTCGCCGTCTTCAACTACGCCGACACCGCAGGCGCAAAAACTCTGGTGGACGCCACCACGGGTCAAATGCCCGCCGCCACCGATGTCCGCGACGGCGTGAGCTACGCTTCGGGCGCACTCACCGGAAGCTGCAAAGTCCCAGCCGCCGCCTCTGTTGGTTTCGGCGTCCCCGTGGATGCCACCACCGGCACCGCTGCACTCACGCCTGCGAGTGTGTGGGATCATTTACTCACCGCCATCACAACAAGCAGCACAATCGGCACGCTCCTAAAAACAAACATTGACGCTACAATCTCAAGCCGCAGCACCGCCACCACCGCAGGCATCGCAGATGCCGTCTGGGATGAAGTTCTTAACGGTTCGAATCACAATATCGCAAGCTCGGCAGGCCGCAGACTTCGCATCCTCGATGAAGAGCGCATTATTGCCGATGGGCAAGTTGTCTCTGCAACAACAAGCGGCGTCACGGTTCAGCCGCTTGGAAATCTCTGTTCCGGCCAAACCATAATCGTCACGAATCAAACGAATGGAGAAAAGCAAACTCGATTCATTCTGTCCTTCGACACGGCCACAGATACGGCAAGCGTGGATTCTCCATGGACAACTATCCCAACCGCAGGCGATGAATACCTGTTGACCACAGTTCGCGATCCTCTTGTTACGCGGGGAGATCACCCAACCGGAACTGTGGGCGCGGAGATTGATGAAATGTATTTGATCCACGGCCTCAAAGACGGCGAAGTTCTCACCGTCACTCCGACAAGCCGCACCGCTGGTGCGATCTCGCAAACGATCGGCGGCGACGGCGCAACAACGACGACAGTTTCTCGCGACTGATGACAATTCTTACCAGCCTGCTCATCGCAACGCAGGGCTTGCTGCCAAGCCCAACGCCACTCTCGATCGGCTCGCAGGGATTGCTTCAAACCGGCGCACCGCCACCGCCGGCCATTGCGCCGCGCGATCTGCCTGGTGGCCTATATCGCGAGCGCCAGCGCGTAGTTGTCGAGATCAAGCGCGGCGTTACCGGCAAGCTCAAAGTCGGCTCGCCGCAGGTTCAAATTTCCAGCGCGGTTGCCGTGTCTGGTGTGCAGGCATCACCGGCAATCGGGCCGGTGGCACTTTCCATCTCTGCGCAGGTTCCCGTGACGGGCATGGCAACCAACATTTCAGCCAATCGCATCAAGCCAGAAATTTCGACATCGTTCGAGATTGTAGGTTGCCGCGAAGAAAATGAGCTTGAGATTCTGATGCTCGCGCAGGCTGCTTTGGAAGAATTTTACCTTGACGATATCGTTAATCGATACAAGGATTGATCTTTCCCCGTTCCTATGCCGGACGAAGTAGGTTCTCGGAACTGAAAAGCGCAGATGTGGCAAAAGCGTCTGGACAATCCGGGCGAGCATCTCGGCGGGGTAAACAATTTGCGGTGGGGCATTGAGGGCGGTGCGCCACTAAGTCGTGGCTGGGGGCGGGATGATGTGGCGTGGCCGAAAGGTGAACGCGATCCCTTACTTGGTGAAAGAGTCCAAGGAAGCGCATCCAGCAACCGAGCGACCTGGACTCCATCGCACCTACCTTTATCATAACCCCCGCGCCTCTTAACAATGCGTAATTCGGGGGTTCTTCTTTTGACACTCGCGCCTTCGCATGAGTGACATCATCGAAGGCGTGAGCGTGATCAGCGTAGGCGAAGCCAAAGGCCACGGCCTTTTCGTGGATCGCATAACATTGCAGGAAGTGAAAGCATGTGCGGAGTCCTACGCTGGCGGCGTAAAGGTGAACTTGGATCACGGCGCAGGAATCAAGGACATCGTTGGATTTTGCGACAACTTTCGCATCATAGGCGAAAAGCTCGTCGCCGATCTAAACCTTCTCAAGAACGCCGAGCGCAAGGACTATGTTCTCGAGATCGCAGAGAAGTTGCCAGACACCTTCGGCATCTCGATCGCTTTCTCTGGCCCCGTGCGCGAGATCGATGGCAAACGCTTCGCATCATGTGAAGAGCTTTACAGCGCCGATCTAGTTCAAACCCCAGCCGCGAATCCCACTGGTCTGTTCTCTTTCGAAGCCAAGCGAGTTGACAATTTTTCCAGCGATATGGAAGACGCAAAGATCGAAATCGAACCCAAGGAAGACGAGATCAGCATCGCTGACATCGTTTCTCGCCTCGCTGCTCTTGAAACCGCCTTCGGCGATTACAAGAAGAAAATGGAAGAGAAGCCCGAAGAGCAAATGGCCGAAGAGCCGAAGGTTGAAGATTCCGAGATGTCCAAACTCTCCGCCAAGCTCGACACCATTATCTCTAACTTCGGGGCCGCTCCCATGAAGGCCAGCGCCGCCGCCGAAGAGAAGCCCGTCGAGAAGTTCGACCTTAAGGCACTCATCGAAGCGAAAACTTCCGAACTCGGTAGCAAGACCGCCGCGATCAAATTCGCGATGACCAATCATCCCGCCGAATACATCGCCCTTCGCGATTCCAACCAACTCTCCAATCTCTAATCATCATGGCTACACAAATCGACAATACATTCCGTTCGTTCTCGTTCGCGAGCGCGATTTCGGCTAACACGCTGGTGCGCGTCTCCGGCGACAATGCAGCCGCCGCACTCGTCACTGCGAGTGAGGCAATCGGCGTTGTGCAGGAAGATGTCTCTGCTACCGGCGTCGGCAGCGTGAAACTTTTCAGCCCAACCCAATTCGGCTTGGTCTCTCCCGGCCCCGTGACTGCGGGACTCAATGTTTTCGCCACCACTGGCGGCGTCATTGTTGGAACGCTTGTTACATCGG